AACACTACCATTAATACTTGTAGTTCTTCCAGTTCTTGATAATTGCAACTGACTTAAACCTGATCTAAATTTACCAGGCATTGCTTCAACATATTGGTTCCAAGTAACGCCACCTATTTTGCCTTTGTGAATTAATTTAGCAACATTGCCCATCACTAGTATATCTAAATTGTTATAAGTTGTTACCCTTACACTTGCAGTATCTTTACGTTTTACTTTACTGCTTTCTTCAAGGTCAGTAGTAGGACTTTCAGCACCACCATCGCTGTATGATTTAAGTTCTGGCATACTTTCACCTAAGTCTATTGTACCTCGACTTTCATCAAAAATACTCATTACTATATTTGTTATCACTCCTAGTTTTTTAACTTTAGTAGGAGGTGAAATGTATATTGGTGTTTTTAATCCTAATTGACTTACATCTATTTCGCTTTCTGTTCCAACAGGAATACTTCTTGAACTAAAGTTTACGTTTTCTAGTTCAACAACACTTAAACTTGTCCAGTCTACATAGTTGTCAGTAGTTTGTATTTCTAGACTAGGATTAAACATCATTAAAATTTGTTCCATAATTTGTAATTTTTGATCAGTATTTGTAGACCAAATATCTGCTGTCATTTCTAATGTATATGGTGTTGGCATTAAACGTTCAACGGTCACGTTTTTACCTTGCGTATTTAAATATTCTTTTCCTGCACTATCATATGTGCGTTCTCTTAAATGAACTTTACTTACAAATGTACTATCACTTACTCTATCTCTGTCTAATTGTAATCCTGATATGTAAACACTTATACGTGGAGCGGATGGAATTTTATTTTCTGAATTATCTCTCATTATGTGGCCAACCTGTCTTGTTATATCTCCGTACATGACAGGAACTTTTACTAAAGCACCTTTACCATCTTTATAGGTAAAATTGCTCAACAACCTAATCATTTGAGTAACATATCTTCTTATCTGACCATCATAGAAATGTTGCATTAGTTATCCGCCTTAGGTTTTAGTGCTTTTGAAATTGCTTGTCTTTCAATAACAGTATCACCACCAATGTTTGTGGTTTTTGTGTTATTAATAAATGAACCTTTTTGTGTATTTTTTGTAGGACTATTAGTTAAGTTGTGTCTTACTGCATCTTCAACTTTTACCCAACGTCTACTGTCAAATCTAAATAATCTATTTGGCATAAAATCTGTCCTTAAAAAGTAATCTCCCTCAATACTTGCAGTTGGGAAACTTATACCATGACCAAATACCTCACCATTTGGTGCTAGTCCGTCACCTATTAAGTAACCTTGATATCCACTACGTTCAGGAGTTTGATTTACTCTACTTGCATCTAGGTTACCACTTGCAACACTGGCATCAATAGTTGCTTCATCTGTTGTTACTAGTTCAGGATTGTTATTTGCATCAACCTGTAACGTGTATAAGTGTGATGTATCATAACCTGATTTAGGTGCATCTGCTTCTGCTTGTCCAACAACTGCATCATTGACTTGCATTTCTCTTTCATAAGTTGATAATACATCTCTTAAAGTCTGTGATGAACCTTCTTCAGTTGGTAAGTCAAGTATTTCTTTGAATTCTTGTGAATCAACAATCTGTTTCATTTTGATTCTATATAGATGCGGATACCAAGTTTGTGAAAATCCTTCACTTGCACGATTTACATCTTCAACAACATAAAACCTTTTGAGTGCAACACTATAATCATTCAATGCGTGTTCGTCTTTAAGATGAGGTAATTCTAAAACATCACCTGACATAATTTTTCTACCTAAAGTTTTCACACTATAATTGATAGGTAGTGTCATGAACAATGTATCATTCTGTAAAAACAATCCAAATTGACTCATGTCAAAGTCTACATCTTGTACATTGTAGATACCACGCATAACATATACATCAGGATCATATTTTCTATCACGGTTTTCCATGAATAGCATATCCTGGATATTTGTTTCTTTGACAGCATTGTATCTAGGTTGATCTGCTGTGGCTTCTGTTTCGTCTGGATTTCTAGGTCCTAGATATTTGTGTACAAATACGTCTGTACCACCCACAGTGAACATCTCCTGTATGGTTTTATCTAGAAATTCGTAATCTTTACCCTTTTCAGGTTTGTATAAACTCAGTCTCGGCATAGTAATTGTATTTATCGTTCGCATAAATACATATAAGATGACAGATATTGTAACCCAAAAACAAGAGATATTTGATTATGTGTCCGCAATGCTAGGCGGCGGTATGATCGATGTGGAATTAGACCCACAACACTATGAAATATCACTACGCACAGCATTTGACAAATTCCGTCAACGTTCTGATAATTCTGTGGAAGAAAGTTATATTTTCCTGGATGCAGTGATAGATCAAAACGATTACACACTAGCAAATGAAATAGTTGAAGTAAGAAAAATATTTAGACGTTCAATTGGTTCAAGAACTGGTGGTGGAGATGGTGGTACATTATTTGAACCATTTAACTTGGCTTACACAAATACATACCTTTTAGCAAGTTCTAACATGGGTGGATTAGCAACTTACAATATGTTTGCTAGTTACCAAGAACTTGTAGGTAGAATGTTTGGTTCATTTATAGAATTTAAATGGAATACAACTACAAAGAAACTTACACTATTACAAAGACCTAGAGCAGAAGAAACACTTCTGTTATATTGTTACAATTACAGACCAGATAGTGAACTTATGAATGACTATCTTGCAAAACAATGGATCAAAGATTATACTTTAGCAAAATGTAAGTATATGCTAGGCGAAGCAAGAAGTAAATTTGCCACTATTGCAGGTCCACAAGGTGGTTCAACTTTAAATGGTGACGCTCTTAAGCAAGAGGCACAGGCAGAACTAGATAAACTAGAAGAAGATCTAAAACTACAAGTTGCAGGTGGAATGGGTTACGGTTTCACAATCGGTTAAAAAGTTCTTGACATCCACTAAATCATAGTATATACTAATAAGACAACATTAGGAAATATTCGTATGATAATAGGCATTTGCGGATTAATTGGATCCGGAAAAGACACAGTAGCACAAACATTAATTGATAACCATAATTTTGTTAAAACATCTTTTGCAGATAGATTGAAAGATGCAGTAGCAGTGATGTTCAATTGGAACAGAGAACTACTAGATGGCAAAACTGATGAATCACGTGTTTGGCGTGAACAAAAGGATGAATTTTGGAGTGCTGAAACAGGACGCGAAATAACCCCAAGACTAGTTTTACAGGAATTTGGTACTGAATGTATGCGTAATGGTTTCTATGATGGTATATGGGTAAGTTTAACTAAACAACATTTACTACAAAACAAGAATAAAAACTTCGTAATTACAGATGTAAGGTTTCCAAATGAAGCAAAGATGATACTTGAAACAGGTGGTCAGGTATGGCGTGTAAAACGTGGATTAGATCCTATGTGGTTTAGAGTATATCAAGATATTGGTGTAGAACCTAAAGACGTTCATCCTAGTGAATGGGCATGGGCAAACACACACTTTGATGTTGTTATTGATAATAATGGTACACTAGAAGATCTTAAAAATCAGGTACAAGGTCGCCTTGTTTCCAACGTGACCCCACACGTTGCATAGTTCTTTGACAATTAGCACACACAGTTTTTAAATTACTAAAATGACAGTCGTTTAGGTTGCCATTTATATGGTACACATTAAATTGAACTTGTTCCCCTTTGAATCCACACTTGTCACAACTATCCTTTTGTCTATATCCGGCCTTATACCAATTAGGTATGCCATGACCTTTTCCATTATGCATACAGGTTTCACACTGCTTTCTATAATAAGTCTTGTTACCTTTCTTATAGTTTATAGCCGCCGGTCTTTGTTTACAATAATTACATAAGGGTCTGCTCATAATAGTATTTACCATACCTTTTTGCCCCCTTTTTCAGGCGATATTTACACTAGATTTTGGAACATTCGTATAAATACTAATAACGAAAGATCCAATAGGAGAACAAAAAATGGCAAATTTAGTATCACCAGGTGTACAGGTCAGTGTTATAGACGAATCGTTCTATACCCCGGCTGAACCAGGCACTACGCCGATGATTTTTGTTATCACTGCACAGGACAAACAAAACGGCAGTGGTACAGCAACAGCATCAGGCACAACAAAAGCAAAAGCGGGAACACCATACTTAATAACTTCACAAAGAGAGTTGACAGAGACTTTCGGTGATCCAACTTTTTATACAGATTCAAACAACAATCCAATTCATGGTGGAGAACTTAATGAATATGGATTACAAGCGGCATATTCTTATTTAGGTGTAGCCAACAGAGCATTCATTACTAGAGCAGATGTAAACACTGCTGAATTACAAGCGAGTGCAACAGCACCAGCGGCAAATCCTGCGGCAGGTACTTACTGGTTTGACACTAGCAATTCAAGATATGGTATATTTGAATGGAATGGTGCATCTGCTACAACAACAGGTGGACAATCTTTTACAAATAAAATTCCATATGTAATTACAGATAAAAATGAACAAGTAGGAAATGTAGTAACAGGTGATCCTAAAACATCTGTTGGAGCAATTGGTGATTATGCTCTTGTAACTACAACTACTGTTAATAAATTATACTACAAAAACTCCGATGGTGCGTGGGTAAAAGTTGGAACTAGTGCATGGGTAGGTAGCCATCCTGCTGTGACTGGATCTACAAGCAATCCAACTATAACAGGCTCAGCAACAATGGTGATTAACTCAACTACAATTACAGCAAGTGGTACTGCATTATCAGATGTCGTAAGTGACATCAACGGTGCTGGTATTGCCGGTGTAAGTGCAAAAGCAGTTAATGGTAGATTAGCAATTTTCTCAACAACAAACAACATTGTGATTGCTGAAGGTAACGGATTATTAGCAGAGGTAGGAATTACAGCAGGTACTTATTACTTGCCTAAATTAGCAATAGCACCTCACACTAATGTTCCTGAATTTAAAGCAACAGATACAAATCCAAGACCAACTGGATCTATTTGGTTTAAAACTACACAAAGTAACTTAGGTGCAAATCTTAAAGTTAAAAACTTTAACGGAAACACAAACCTTTGGACAGATGTAGTTGCTCCGATTTATGCAAACAATATGTCGGCACTTAAAGCACTTGATTCAACAGGCGGTGGATTAAATCTAGCAGTTGGTACTTTATATGTACAATCAAACACAACTGAAGCAACGGCTATAGAAGCAGACTTTAAAATCTTTAGACGTAAAAACACAGGCTCAACAACAGTTACAAGTTCTATTGTAGGTGCAAGTGGTGTAGCGGCAGGTACATACGCATTTACAATTAGTGAATCAACTACAAATTCAGACACAATGACAAATCCAGTAACAGTAAGTATTCAACCTACTGGGGCGGCAACTGACTCAGAAATACTAGCGGCAGGAATCAATGGTGCTGGTTTAACAAATGTTAGTGCAAGTGTTGATTCAAGCAACAGAGTTGTTATTAGTCATAATGACGGTGGTGACATTAGATTTGTAGACACAAACGGTGTTTTAACATTATATGGTTATGCGGCATACGTAAGTGCATCAAGTGGTACAGCAAACTTATACTTTGTACCAGGCACATCTAGTACAACTAATCCTAAGCAGTTCTTAGCAAGTAACTGGCAGGTATTAACTTATACTGCAAGTGCAAATGCTCCAACTGCCTTAACAACAGACAATACTTTATGGTACAGTTCTGTTATTGATGAAGTAGACATTATGATACACAACGGAACAGACTTTGTTGGATATCAAAATTATCAATCAGGAAGTATTAATTACAATACAACTGATCCATTAGGTCCACAGGTTAGTGCAACAGCACCAACTACACAATCAGATGCTAGTGCGTTAGTAGAAGGAGACATTTGGATTTCAACTGCTGACTTAGAAAACTATCCTAAGATTTATGTGTGGAATGCAACTACTTTAAAATGGATATTAAAAGACAACACAGATCAAACTACAGAGAACGGTGTTTTATTTGCTGATGTAAGATACAATACAAGCGGTGCAACAAGTGGCACAGCAGGAACTATTGTTTCATTGCTAACAAGCAACTACATGGACACTGATGCTCCAGATCCAGCACTATATCCAAAAGGTATGTTGTTATGGAACACAAGAAGAAGTGGATTCAACGTTAAGAAATTTAGAAGAAACTACGTTGATACTACTGCAAACAACTTACGTGGTAGTGATGCAGGCAACAGTATGTCAGCATACTACGAACACAGATGGGTAACTGAAAGTGCAAATCAATCAGATGGTTCAGGATCATTTGGTAGAAAAGCACAAAGAAAAGTAATTGTACAACAATTACAAGCGATGGTAAACAGCAACCAAGAAATTAGAGATGATGAATCAAGAATCTTTAACTTACTTGCTTGTCCAGGTTATCCAGAACTAATTGGTGAGATGAAATCATTAAACAGTGATAGAGGCTTAACAGCATTTATCGTAGGTGACTCTCCATTCAGATTAACATCAGATGCAACAACTTTAAACAATTGGGGTAAAAATGTTAATTTGGCAACAGAGGACAATGATAAAGGACTTGTTACAAGTGATGAATACTTAGGTGTGTTTTATCCAAGTTTATTTACAAGCGACAACGCGGGTAATAATGTAACAGTTCCAGCATCACATGGTATCTTAAGAACCATTGCACTCAGCGATCAAGTATCTTATCCATGGTTTGCTCCAGCAGGAACAAGACGTGGTGGAATAACAAATGCAAGTGCTACAGGTTTTATTGACAGTGAAGGTGAATTTAAGTCAATCGCACTTAACGAAGGACAAAGAGACACACTTTACTCTAACAATGTAAACCCAATAACATTCTTAACTGGTGCAGGACTTGTTAACTTTGGTCAAAAGACTAGAGCCGCAAATGCTAGTTCACTAGATAGAATAAATGTAGCAAGACTTGTGATTTACTTAAGATCACAACTTAACAAGTTGGCGAAACCTTATATCTTTGAGCCAAACGATAAGATTACACGTGATGAGATCAAAGCACAGGTAGACTCACTAATGTTAGAGTTAGTAGGTCAAAGAGCACTGTATGATTTCTTAGTAGTGTGTGACGAAAGTAACAACACACCATCAAGAATAGACAGAAACGAACTATATGTAGACATAGCGATAGAACCAGTGAAAGCAATAGAATTTATTTACATTCCATTGAGACTTAAAAACACTGGAGAAATAGCGGGCCTATAATATGATAAATAAAAGTAATAGGAGCAAATAATGGCAATTTCAACACTCTCAAGATTAACAGTGCCTTTAGATAGCAACGCAAGTGCATCTACTCAAGGCTTGTTAATGCCTAAACTGCAATACCGCTTTAGGGTATCGCTAGAAAATTTTGGTGTAAGTGCCCCAACAACGGAACTTACAAAACAAGTAGTAGATGTTACAAGACCAAACGTATCCTTTGAGCAAATTACACTAGATGTTTACTTT